TTTTGCATAAAGAATTAAGGTGAAGTTAAGAAAACCGCCAAAGGACGGAAAGAACTTCAACGGACCTGACACTCCCATCAGGATTACCTATAAATTAATTAATCAACGAGTTAGGTTAATACTCGGAGAACCTGTTGTTTAAACAGAAGACGGAGTGGGCTTAGATGCCCAATAGACCAAGCGAGGTTGGCCAAAGAAATGGCCCAAGGATAAATCCTCTCCAGCTGCCGTCCAAACATTCAGGGAAGCACCGACGCCCGTAATGGAGGCCATGTATTGAAAACCGCCGACAAAGAGACCATTGATATTATCGTGGGTCTCATGGCCAGCAGGGCCAGGAACAAAACGTCGATGAGTGTAATATGGTACTTCAAATTCTACCACCGAATTTAGCGTGGATAATGCTAAAGTGGATCCCAGAGTTGAATCTTTAGTGTTCAACCAGGAACTGGCAAGGGTGCTTTCAGATGTTGCGTCTAGTACATAAGTACCAACTAGACTGGGCACCATACCACTAGTGGATGTGGGTTCAACTCGAGAAACCACAATACTACTAGGTGATGTGAGTCCAACACTAAACTGAGCGTTGCCGGGGGCTATTTTATAGCGACAAGACCCGCGCAAGATTGCATACATGGGCCTCAGGTAAGCTAGATAAGTGTTGTGGACAAAATTGACTCCACGAGCCATATTATCGTTGTGCAGTTTAGCACCAGCATCATAATACCTATTCAAAGGATACAACGGGTGTTTAAAGAAGAACAAATTTGAAGGATCATTACCTCCAGTGTTCAATGATAAATACCTGCAGTACCTCTTTAACAGGGTTCTGAGTGAGTGCACATGCTCACCACAATAAACATTACCTATTGATGGTTGTGGTCCACGAATTCTGAGTACGTGAACTTCAGGATACGGGGTCACAGGGTTACTAGATCCAGAGTCGATACCAGACTGAGGTTCCAAATAAGAATATTCATGTAGGCTGCAGGGTGAATAGACCCGAAAGTCATCTCCTGCTTCCACATAAATTAGTATATCCACAACTTGAACACCGGTCTTAGGGGTTGTGAGTGGATTAATAACCCAGATCGACAGCGTGCCATTGCCTAACAAATCATCATAAACGTTGGTATTTGCTCTGGAAGAGTCCAGAACAGCTTTAGTCAACCGCGTCGTGGAAATCGGGGCAAAAGAATCCGCCCCAGGCTGAAAATGCCTACGTAGTGCTGTATGTTTCATATTACCTATATCAAAACACACGCGTTTCTGTTCTGAGATATCCAACACTTGGATATAGTTGGTATTCATCTCTAAGGCTGCGGGCGATTCGGTAGGATCATAAACGACTGCGAACCTCCCCTTATGGAACTGGGAAGCCACAATCTCAATAGTGAACTTTAGATTTCCACTCCAGAAATCGAAGGGTAATGCTATTGACCCGACGGCAGGTAAACACAGGTTATTCACATCAGGAACTAAACAAGGATCAACCAGCATATTGCCGATCATGGATTCACCAGGCATTGCTGTGCTCCATTCGAACTTACCAATTAACGATTTTGTTTTAGCTACATTAAGTAAAGCCATATCATCAGCCTCGGAACACCCCCATATATGGGGATCTATAGAGACTTCTTGTTTAGGATCTAATGTGAGCTTGTTAGACGTGTCACCACCTTCAGTCACTGCCAATGAAGAAACTGGACACGGAACGTATCTACTAGGCGCCTCTATCACACATGGTCTAGAGAAACCCAATATTTTGGCAACAGACTCCGTGGTGCTGAGAATTAATTCAGTAGCACGAACATAAGGGGCCAGGGCAGCAATATTTATAAAGGGAGCCACAAACTTATTAGCTGTGGCAACAATGTTGCTAACCTTTGATCCATACTCATCACCAGATTGTGGCACCAATCCAGAAATATCAGTATTGGTGGCTGCGCATAATTCTACGTTCTCCATCCACACAAATATAGATATGGAAACTGGATTGGTAGTTGTTGCATCATTAGCATGCCGCAGAGGAGCTACCGTCCTAATGGTAAGTGAACCAAGAGCAGGACTATGAGCACCCATCGTCATTAAATGAAAATAATCTTCGGGCCACATAAATGGAGCCTCAATCACACCACCTATATTTAAAGTTGGGTCTACCATGACGTGAGAACGCTGTGATAATCGAACATTGTCAACCCAATTAGAGGTGGATGAAAAGTAATAATCGTATGCTGACATGGGGTTATATGACACCATAACTCTACCAGAATAAAAGGAATTGCCGTTCACAACAATCTTGATCATGAGTTTACCTCGTAATAAAGAGAAAGTGGTTAAACGATTCATGACTCGAGGGTTCTGGAAAAACAATTCCCAAGGGAAAATCTCCACATTGGGATTCGAAGACACCCCCCAGTCAAGCTGGTGTATGAGTATAGGTCTCGAGAGAAAATGACCTAAATCCGTATCGGCGATGTCAGCAGCAGTACGCATCTCATCGAATCGTGGTGTTACATGTTGATCATCAACCCTTGAAACGGGGTCTTCTAAAAAATCTACAGGGCCAGATTGGGGAGTTAAGTCATAACTAAATATGTAATTAAATAAATTAAATGTATTATATGTATATGTATGTATATTGTCGGTTAAATAAACTAATATGAATTCCTAACCATGAATTCATACGGAGGAGTTTTATATATGAGTTCCTCACACGCATGAATGTTTGCATAAACCAAAAACTCTGTCTTAACAGGTCTATGCATTTCCGACTGTTATGTATTTGCAGCGCCAATGATCCATTCTGCTCATAAAATCTTTGGCTAACGCTGTCTTGCACAAAATCTTCGTGGTAGGTTCCAGATCTTCGCAAATTTGTTGTAATTGTTTTCTTCTAAGTTCATAAGTGTCACTACCATAGTAAAACCACTCATGTAATGCTGAATCAATATTAGTGGCTAGAAGAAGCGCCATATTATTAGGGGAAGTCGGGCGATGAACACAACAAAGTCTTTTAAAGATAGAATCTTCGTTGAGATTAGCCACAATATGACCAAATTCAGACTTATAAATAAACTTCCGTTTTAAGAACTCGATATCTCGAACGTCTTCATACTTGGCCACATTTAACGACTTATGTGAATCTGTCATAATAAACCCATATAGGCCCAAAGCCTTCATGACGGTTATCGCATTATATTTAGGTATATTGCAACCAATCACTAGATCGTCTCCATAAGTTAAAGTGGATGTGACTTCACGAAACATTCGGTTCGTTTTACTAAACCAACCGGTCACATAACCACTGTCGTAAATAGAATAGAAAGCTACACGCAACAATATGGAATTGGCAACTGAATTAAAATACACAGTGCCATTATGTCCAGAAACTGTAGATCCAAATAACATCACTATATCACCGTTAAGACACACTACTGGCCAGGCGATATCGGTGTTCAAACCAATTATCACCTTGATGTCTTCAGTAGACCATCCCCAAGAACCCGCTATCAGTTGTAAAATCTTACTAACGGCAAAGGTAACTTGGGCCGGCATAGTCATGTCATATGACTTATAATCCAACGCAATAGCATTTCGTCCATATTTAGTGATATGGTTATAAACGGCCTCCCACTGCAAACTCTCAGGATTGATGCCCACAGCACATTCTGATAAAAACATGTTGGCGCTCAAGAAAGCATATAATGGTAATAAATATTCCCTAGCAACCATTTGATATGATATAGGGGCAGCATTAACTAACCTTACTTTCTCCTTAGTAGTGAGTGTAGGCTCAATCTTAGGAAACGTTTTAAAAACAGGGTAGTTTCTGACACCACGCTTATAATTAGATATATATTTATTAGCCATATCTATGAAAATCTGGGTATTAAATACGTAATAACTATCATTTGTCACTGGATCAACGGCCAAATCAAAATACTTAGCTTTCGTTCCATTTAAAGGGAATCCAACTGCGGTGGTCATAGACATCCCTTCTATAAAATTAGAACCAGGGATACCATTAATGACCTCTCGATGCGTCAACCGCCGCTTAAGAGCGGCTGTATGTGCTATATTCAACAAAGGACCGACATAATCAGCAACAGCTTTATCCAATAAATCACGATCGATCATCTCAGAAGTATTTGTGGCTTTACGCAAATACGCAAACCACTTTTCCTTCCTACCCAATTGTGGATGTTTCAACAATGGGGGACCCCAACTTATTGGACAAGACATATTAGAACGAACTAAACCAGCTATGGGAGTTTCCAGAATATCGTGACTATCCTTCGAAATAGTAGAAACGCTACCGAAAACTTTATACTCACCTGGTTCACCGAACTGTGCCATGACGGAATTGGGGTGTAAACCTTGTATGATCGTGTTGGTATTAAACATTTGAGTTGGTAAATTACCCATCGAACAAGCTGAACTATAGGATATGGAATCGTCGTAAGCGCCACAATAACGCAAAACGTCATCATGTGTAGCAATGCATCCAACTCCAGTAATACTACTAGACCAAGCACCCAAGTGAAAACCCAATATACAACTGGGGTTCTCACTAGATAGGATCATAGCCATACAAGTACCTGGACCCAATCCATTAGTGATATAAGTCATCCCAAGGAAACAAGCCAATTTGCCATCATCCTTGAAATTATTAGTCACTGTTGTTGGGCCAGCAATATCCGAAACTCCAAACGTTTCGACCAGCCCCTTACCATTACGGCGTAGGAACAACCCAATTTTTGGTAGTCGGTTGAGGGAGTTAGGAAAAAAACCCGTTATATCAGTATGTTCTGTACTATTAGTGATATCAGCCACAACCAAGTCAGCCGAGACTTGTCTAAAATCTTTTGCTTTCATCGAAAACCGAGTAGATGGGTTTGTAGTAGCTCCATCGAGGCCTGGTTTCCTAATGATCTTGTAACGAGCACGTTCTTTTGTAATGAAATGCTTGGGTAACAAGAGCAGCTTGCTCTTCAAATAAACTCCACCGCACACAGTACCCGCCGTTTCATTACGCACGAAAACAGCATTATGTTCAACTGCTGCGCAGATGTCCTTCGCTTGACACAACCGGTCACTTGGAATAGGGTCGAGATTCGTATTCTCCCAACCCCGCTTAAACCAAAATTTATCACCGGCTGACAATGCATTGAAATCGTCAACTGAGCAAACTCCCCCTTGAGGAGAGATACCAACATTAAACCATAATGTGTTAACTGCTACGTGGAAAGCCTCCAAAGTCTTCTTGATTAATGTGGAACCAATCAATACCTTAAACACATCGCCCTTCCAGTTCTGATCTCTGGAAATGCGACCATCAGATATTGTTTTGGCCATAGTGAGTAACCTATCTTTCCTACTCACTTCGTAATTGAAGTACATAGAAAATAGACAAAGACAAGACAACGACAGACCATACTTAGTAAAAAACACAGATAAGCCAGCTAAGCAGGAAAAACACGCATACACTCTAAGAGGTGCCTTATTGGACAATACACCTCTCAAACGGGTGTGATTTTTCCGTACTAGTGAGATAGCATCATCGACTCTAGCACAATTGTAGTGATATGAACTGTATTTAGCTATCAGACTACCTAATAGGACAAATGTAGATGTAATCGGATACAACATCACATAATTCCTAAAAATGGTGAGCACTGATAAACCTAGTGCAGCACAAACGTCTAACCCTTGTTGCAGTTTCGCATGAAATCCAGCCTTACCAAATCGGGCATGATAATAAAACCCAATCGGAGTGCCTTCAAACTCAGCAGGCAACCAGTCAGCAAGGTCAAACAATTCGTTCTTAAAAGCCCAGGATAGCAAGGAATTCAAACCAAACTCCATAAAATCGATGATCTCGGAAGAAACGATCGAATCGAAATTTCCGAACACACCTGCCACCTCAGCTTTACCATTGACTACAAATGTTGTCAAAATCTCACGAAAGTTATGTTCCACCTTACGGGTGAAATCCCTCTCGTGAATATAATTGTAAACATCAAAAGTCGACTCTGGTTTAAGTTTACTGTTCTTACATAGCAAGCACATCGTCGGCTCAATCATGAGATATTTCGCTTCATTACGCATATATTCTCTAGCGCAATCGATATGTAGCAAGCAAGTGACCTTGGTTACAGCTAGACACTTTTTGCAGATGGTTCTAGGACCTTGCAAAAACGGATCACTAATGCATTGCGGGCATTGGTTAAAAGAAATGAGTCCAACAGGTCGTGGTTCATTGTAAACAGGCATTGGAGGAGGATCCACATAAATCGGTTCCCCTCCACTGTTAGGAACAACAGAGAGTCCACACCTGCAAATTTCAGCAGGCATGCCACACTCTTGACAATACTGTATTGGTGTTTCACGGAGTCTCATCATTTGCCTCTGTTTTTCAAACCAAACCTTGGAGTCTAACACCATATATGCTAAAGCATCAGATAAAGACAGATTCTTAAGCTCAATACCACCCTGTTTCAAAACCTCAAATTTGTAGAGGTCACATTGGTGCACAGCCTTTTTATACGCGAAATCGGTTTTAAACTTCTGTATACCAATGGGTTGCAAAGCAGCCTTATAAAGGGTGATAGTAAAAATATCAGGAAATCTGTTATCAGGATAATCATGGGATACCTTGATTTTATTCATCATGGTTGAATAGGAACCGTCATCGTTTTTAAGTACATATTCAGGTTTTAAATTAAACTCTAAATATATCTGGAAACGTCTGTAAGCAGCTCCTACTTCTTTGACTTCATCTTGTAAACCAAGACTCCAATCATTGGAAGTAACTCCCATAACCATACAGTTACAAGAAACCCTCCCTTTAAGTGGTATCTCAGCTTTCTCAAGGATCCATTCAGCATTATTAAGTGCTCTGAACACCAATTCCGCAAAAGTCATACCCTTGGTGGGTTTCGTAGCATCGGCCGCAAAGAAATCAGGGTCATCGACAACGTAACCAGTGGTATCTGAATACACAGTGCTCAAAAACTTATCTGCTAGGTTGATGGTAGCCATCTTACTATAAATGCCATTAGCATTAAGCAAAGTTTCTATCATCGCCACGGCAACGTTCGACTTCCCGACTCCAGATCCACCAATACATGCGAAAGCATACGGTTGGATTCGGTGTTCTTCGCCACATTTGCGCGTGTATATCTCATTAGACATAGCCTTAATACGCAATTGCGCCCAGCCAGCGGTTTTGTCATCTCCGAATCTCAGTAAAGGTACTAGAGACTCAATATCTTGCAAACCTCTGTCACAATTGGTAACATAATCGTTGCCAACATGTGACGTGATATCACCCTGCAATGCGGAAACATATTCGTTAGACAAATCTCCTAAAATATCATATATTTTCTGGAGGGGGGTCTTGAAACAAAATGACTGAACCACATCGCCGGTCTCACAATATATCTTTAATGAGCTAAGCATACTGGATACATTTTTAATGCAAGCTGGTAAAAAGCTGGAAGTATCGGACCGAGCTGCCTCGAATTTGATTTTCAACGAATCGAAAACAGACAAAACTTCAGGGATGAATTTGCCAGGTGTTAATAAACCAATCATCACCAAGTCACATAATTGCATAATTGCCTTATATAAGGGGTGTGCTTGGAATAACGCCCAGTTAGATGTAGCCAGTTCAAACAAAGTGGTCAAACCTGCTAAGGTTTGAGATGTCAACTCGAATTCAAACGACTTCATCCACTCCCACAAATGCTGCCAAATGGTGACATTTGGGTAGTGTATCTCTAAAATCTGCATCACAGCCAGGAAAACACTAAACAACGACTTATCCTTATAAACAAGATAAATGTTGGTTAGCATAGCCCAAGACTCGGAGCGCGTCCAACCTAAATCTTCTAAACCTGATTCTGGTCGAAGAACACGCTTATGATGTACGGGGCGTGAAGGTTTCTTAGAACGAACCTTAACACGACCTCGATGCCTTTTAGTTCTGTAATCAATCCTTTTGGATTGTTTTAAATTCCAATCTAAGGAATCGAATCCGCAAATATCATCGGACTCAAGATCACTTGATGGTACGACCCGTAATTTGGGTCGAGGTGAGCGAATTCTGGGACGTAAGGTATTAACAAACGACCCACAAGTACACGTAGATTCACTCAATTTGAATGAATGTCCTGACAACAACAAGGGAAAATTCTTGTCAAAATCAAGCACATCACTCACTCCTGCGCAATAATTACAGCCCCCCCCTGTGATAAACAAATCTAGGGGAGCTTGAAAATAAGCTAATTGGGAATAGTATATAATATTCATGTTCGGTAAAGGTACGTTTCAATTTATTATCATTATTCTAAACTTGGAAAGTAGTCTACTTATTTACGTGCTAAACTATGCGCGGGATGGGGAATCCGTAACCTCAAGGTAATGCCTAAAGGCTCGCCTAATCTTTACAATTAGGCTATTTTTAAATGACTGTAGGTTACAGACCCATGCTTCTTCTTACTCGCACCAGGTTGGTTTACCTGGCGAAGATTAGTCTCAGCTATGAGCGTCCACAAACCCTGCGTATTTCATCATACACAAAGCTTGCTTCAACTTGCATGGACATTTCTGAGTCCTTCTAACTTTAAGCGCTCTCAAAGGGGTCACCCTACTAATAGGTGACACCGAGAGTATTCTCCAAAAATATCTACTAACACACAATTAAGGTGCCCATTCCATACGGAAATTATTCCTCATCTTTCGGGGTGTGCTTTCAAATGTTCGAGAGATCCAAAACGATACCAAATCCCTGTTCATCAAACTAATTAAAGGCGGCACTACCTAGCCCCCTATATAATAATAGGCAGGCTGATAATCCAATCTCCTTCCCGGGGAGACCCGCTCATCTTATTAGTTCAACTAACCAGTAAAACTCAAAACTCCACGTAACTTTCTCTAAAGTATCAAGCCATTATGATCACTTCAAAAGTTACTCCCATTTAAACTTTTTTATAATTTCGTAAATTTTAAATTGTTTATTCGACAGCTCAATTCATCAATGCCATTCATGATGTATAAAGCTGGTTTTAAATTATAATGTGTGTGCGTGGTTGATGCCATAAAGGCCACCGATTCGAGTCCCAGACTCATACGGTCGTTTCGATAATCCGTTCACACAGAACAGATCCCCTTAACCACACGGGTGTACAGTCACGCTACTGCGCTAAGTCTCTGGTATAACAGCGATGTTCCGACTTAAAGAACATCGTTAGGCCATTTGGACCATTTCGCATTGACAGTGCGCCAAGTTAAAAACCGGGGGTGTCGTACAACGTCATTGATATAATCTCTGACAGGGTACGCATCACTCGATCAAAAGATCACCTAAATCCGAATTGTCGTATC